TATTCTCTAATTGTTTTATCGAATTTTGAATTAAATATTCAAGAGTTCCCTCGGTCGTTGGCCCCACCACGTATTTTAATGAAGTTCTATCTTCGGATAATTTAAACCAACGAATTTCTTCATCTGTGCCACTTCTCTTTGTTCCATTTACAAAATATTCTGGAGAGAGTCTTTTGGACTTCCATGCAAGAACTCCACCCTCAAATGTTGACATGAGATTTTCAAAATCCTTTACCCCTGATAAAATTTTTGGATCTACAACCGATTCGAAAATCTCGTTCTCCAAAGTCCTATTTATCGTACTCGCCATTATAATCAATTCTCTTAGAGTTTTCACTGGGAAATCCGATGGAAGTAACCCCTTATTCACGTATTCCTGATATACTGATCGTAATACTTGGTATCCCTTGGTTGATTTACTTACAACAATTTCCGTTTCTCCCGTTTTTTCATTCGTTCTAGACGATGTTGCCGCTTCTGATGCGTAAAAATATGGGGCATTTAATATTGATTCCAATGAGATGTCCGCCATGTATGCGTATGTAGATCCAACAAAAGTTGTGTCTACTTCCATATTACCGTTGCTAGGGTTAAACCTTGTATTAAATTTAACCAAATGAAGTCTATACTTAATAGCCTTTCCAAAGAACCCCTTAACTGTCAAATAAAATATTGGCCAAGGTAAGTGAAAGAATGCGGCATATGGTGAGTTTTCGGGTGATTCAAATAATGTTTTTCCACGAACATCAATGAATTTAATCATAACACTTGGAATAAAGTTTGCACCTGCTACGCTAATTGAGATACTATCTATTCCAAAACTTTGTGCTGTATTGTCGTTTTGTCCGTTGCTGCCCGGATTATTCTGATTTGGAGCGTTAAAGACACCTGTATTCTCAAAATTATATGTTCCTTCTGGAATGTTAGTGTACGCATCTGTCCATTTAGTGTCGTAATCCCTTCCGTCTTGGTTTTTTAAGAAATTAAGCGTTCCTCCTGCTATTGAAGATAATGAACTTTGGTCGCCAGCGGCCACTAACGTTGTGCGAGGAATAAGGTCAGCCTCTAAATTAACGTACATAACGAGATTCTCTGGTTCAACACCTCTTGATTGTGCCACACCATTATCCAATACACTATTAGGGTCAATATAAATGAGATTATTTTGATCGACCTTAACTAATATATCATTCGTTTTGTTTACGTTATTATTCCCCATAATATAGTTTGTACAAATCTACGGCTTTTTTGTAATCTTGTAAAGACGCAACAAGGGGGAAGGGGATTCTCATCATGAAATTATCGGGAATTAAATATTCGATACTTCCTGCCAATGGATTGGCTTGTAATATTAACCATCCAAACAACGGTGAGTCATAATATTCCTGTGAAAATTTGTCCAACCTATCCCTATTTCGTCTATACTGAATGTACTTATCGGTTGTTTTGATAGGTATAACAAGACCCGGGACAATCTTAAATGATCCCTCTTCTTCAAAGTATTGATATCTGTCAAAATATTGATTAGCCATTTCTATAATAGTTTAATTCATTAGTGGTTACAACACCGCTCGTAATATTTACGCTTTTTAATTTATCGATTTCAGATTGGTCGGTTAATGTCTGTTCTTCAATTATACCAAATGAAATTGGATTTAGATTCTTTTGTACGGGATAATGTTTTGTAAATGCGAATTTCTTCTCTGATGGATCATCCAACATAAACTTATTTAATCGTTTCTCGATATCTCCTTTAATTCTACTTGTAAAGACAGTATTATCCTGATTATATAAGTTTAGAATTTCCTGTTTTTTATCTTTTAAAAGTACAGATAGAAAATAGGATAAATCGTTAGTTGTCATCGTGGTTTGTTGACTAAAAACATAACTCTCATCTAAATCCTCGAAGAATTCCTCTTGATACGTATCAATAAATGTTATAACATTCTGATACGGTAAATAAAGTTCGTCGGCAGTATAACCTGATAATTCACTATACACATATGTTTTCTTATTTTCATCAACAATTTTAGAGTCGTGCCCCATTTCAATAACAAAATTCAATTTATCCAAATCGACAATAAGTTTATTTCTCTCTTCTTTAATATCTTTAAGTTCTTGTAATTGAGTCATCTCATCAATCATAATACCGATAGTTGTTTTAACATATGGTTTTAAGTATTGTTCCGATTTTCTCAATACAGCTGGTGTCATGTCCTTATTGAATCCAAATATTGTACTTATATTTTCGTTATCAATTTTATCTAACATTTGTGATTTAAAAGTCGACGTAAGTACTGATAAATCACCACCTTTTGGGTATTCTCCTAATAACTCAACTATTTGCGTTCCTGTATTCGTTTGAACAGTGTAATCTTTTATTACCCGATATGTTGGAGATATTAACATACTCAATAATTTCGTATCATATGTTTCTAACAATTGATCGTAACCATTTTTAAATTTCGCAAAATAGAATGTAACATCGGAAAAAAGTTGTGTTACCAATGGTTTATAATCTAAATTAGTTGGTAATGCGACAAGGAAATCTGCTGGAGTCCCTACCCACTCTCCCACGGTTGTTTTCTTTTCCGTTGAGACTGGTTCTTGTGACGTATCATTACTTCTTTGTGTATTATCCTGAACTAACTCATCTAAAAATTCTTTTGTGAAATCTTCCACAGACTGACCGTTAATTTCTGTTTCAGTTGAAATAGATCTTGGGTCGTATATTTCAGTATTTGCATAGAAGTTAGACGATAGTGCGTTTTGTAGTTTTTCTACTGGTTTAGCTAATCCATGACCACCAATGAAACTAACTTGTAACGTAACATTAGCAATCATCGGTTGAACCCCGATTCCTTCTGGATTTAAATCCCATAAATCTTCTTCAAATGTAATATTTATGTCTCTTATCGCAACTTTGGAATGATAAAAATCACCGATTCTCATAACACAAATTGGGGGAGGGCCAAAGGATGTGTTCCTTGCATTTGTATCACTAACATCCGATATACCTTTAATCGGTAATGTTTCCCCTGGGCGAATACATTGTTGTAAGAATGTTAATCTTGCATTAAGACCTTCGGGTGTCATTGAATGGAATGATGGGTGAAAATACCTTAATTTTTCTTTTAATGATGAAAATTGAACGGGTGAATCTTCTTCCAATTTCTTGAAATAATAACACTCTGACAATGTCTTCATAATTATTCTTTTCATCTCATCAATCGGTGGAGACTGTGGCCCCGCTGTTCCTTGATCGGGGATTTGCACTAAGGTGTTTATTGGTGTTAACGGTTCTGGCACGGGGGCATCAGCTTCTTTCTTTTCATACAAAATAGAAACACTTGTTTCTCGACACAAAAATGTAACGGGTGCTGTGTGTTTTAATGATGTATTAACAATTGTGTAATTATCAGTACAATCTATGGTTTTATTCCCACTTCCTGGCGTACCAACAGGTTGTTCACCAATATTTGCAACATAATCAATAACAAAATTTCCGTCACTCTCATATCCCAAAGTTTTAATTGGAATCGGAGGAATGTTTTTTAATGTGTTTTCCACAGCCCCCTCTGGTGGTGCTGTCCATTTTACAAGAGCCATTGTATTGTCCGCATCAGCCTGAGTTTTTGCAATTTGATTAATAATATATTTGATGACGCTATAACTTCTACGGAATGCGAGATATAAATTGTAATCGGAATCTGCAACAGATGAGGTACGTGATCCCGCAATAACTCTTATATCCTGAACCGTACTTCCAGACAAATCCGTTTTTAATGCTGTTAATTTATCTTCAAAAGTATTATACGATTCTGTTAACTTACTAAAATACGAATTAATTTCAGAAGTGGCTGTTGATTTCATATCAGTGAATTCAGCAATCGTCGGTCTAGTCTCTTTAGTTATTGTGGTTAACGCCCTATAATCTGTTTTTTGACTTGACAACCATCCAGTTCCAGCGTCTACACTATCTAACCCTGTTTGTAACAATGTAAGATAATCATTCTGATACGATACATAATCTGTATACAAACTACCATAGTCCTTATCGGTTATGATATCCCTACTGTTTGGGTTTGGATAATCATTTCGAAAATAAAGTGCTGTGTTAATCTTAACTGTTTTAGGATCATTCTTTGGTGTTGGCTTATTCGGATTTGGACGAATTACCGTCTGATATTGTTTAATTGTGTTTTTATCTTTTCCACCGTTTAGATATGCTTGGATCCTTTCGACATCGGTTTGTGTTAATGTGGTGTACTTTCGAATCAACCCATAAAAATCAACATCCTCACATCCAGCAAAGAAAGCATTAATATAATTGTCGGCTTCATCGTCTGGCATGTTTTTAAAAAGATCTTTCACCATTAAATTCAAGATACTTGGATGATCCACAATCACTTTAAAATCTACCGTACCTTGTCTTGATGTGTTCTGATAGGTATAAACAGGTTCGGGACGACCTAAAAAGATGTTTTCTTCCCATTTAGCAGAATTTTGTTCGGTTACTTTCAATCCATATGGTGGGAACCACATAACTCTACCACCATTTGCTCCTCTTTCACAATATGGTAAGTCATTATATGTAAATCCAGGGGTGTTTGATGTCCGCCAAGCTAAATTTTCAATAGAGAACATATATTTCTTAGCATAAAACCCATCACCCTTACCTTTTGCCATGTTTGTTGAACTACTATCGAAACCACCATTGCCGTTTGAATTAGGGTATATGTTTAAATTCCATGCATTTGAGAAAACACTACTATTAAATTTTCGTGCTAATCCAGATCTTTTCATCGTATCCGAATTATTCATATAAGCCCTATCTTTCGTCCAAACTCTACAATATTCAACTCCACTTTCAGTTCCCGTATATTGATTAACATATTTCACCGCAGAACCTCTTGATATCATTTGGTCGTCTTCCCTGAAAACTCTACTTGTTTGATCAATTACATTTGCTACATGAGAACGTGCTGCTCCACCTTCTGTGGGCATTGTTTCAAGAATTTCTTGTGTTAATCCTAGTATAGAATCCTCTCTAAAATCATAATTTGTTGATAGGGTTTCAGTAAATTGAGATGCCTCAGATTGATATTCAACATTATTTACCCCTAATTTGTTGTTAGAATTTGAACTAATCCATGTTAATTTACCACCAATTCCACCACCCTCAACGATACTTTTTGTTCTTGAAAATACTCTGGCTTGTACCTCGTCAAATAATATACTCAGGTAGTAACTACTCCTTATTTGACGGTCGTAAAAGTCGGACATTGCGTGTTTAACATCGTTTCCACGATCATCTCCAATATATGCGGTTTGTTTCGGAGCTTCTAATCCTAAGAATTTATTAACACCCATAGCGGCCTGATCAGCAAAACTAAACAGTTTTGAAGTATTTTGTGACCTCGCTGTCGTAGTATAATCAGGTCCATACTTTGAATATGATAGATTATCATATAATGTATTCTTTTGCATTCGCCCCAAATACTCAATGAACAAATCCGATGGTTTTCTTGTTGTTGTAGGTCTTCGCTGAATTCCAATCAAAGATCCAAGCGCTCCTGTAATATCCTGACCTAATCTTCCTGCCTCAGTTCTCGCTTCTGGACGGTTCTGGATTGGGTTTTTAGGATTTGAGAGGTAATCACCCGGAATTTCAGACCATGGAAATTCAACACCCGTAACTGTCTGTAAGAAATCTATACCCTTACCTGGTAATGTTTTAGCAACGGTAATTTTTGTGTTCGCTTCAACTAATGTTTCTCTACCCGTAAGTAAATTAATAGCTGTTGAGGTATTTCCTTGTAATGCATCAAGTAATCTTACTTTACCAGCTGTCGTTCTGTATAAGTTTGATTGCATCCTGCCGAAAAATGGACCCTGTACATTATTTTGAATATTCCATGCGGCAAATTTCATCATTTCTGATTCATTGGAATAATCCTGTCCAGACATAATACTTACAAAACTATGATATTGTCCCGTTTCAAAGTATGGATATAATTGAAGGTTGGCTCTCCGAGGAATGGTGGCCATACTCTCATTTACAAAGTATTCAACTGGTTTATATAAGTTGTGAGTTTGTGCCTGTGTCAACTCCTGTGGTCTCGTATCTTCAACATCACCTGGGTCGGCGTTCGACATATCTCTAGTAGTATTAACAGAGTAACTATCCGCGGTAAAACTTTGGGGACCGTTTGGAACTGTTAATGTCCTACCCAGTATATAATTTCTGAATGTCTTAGTGCTATCAAAATCTAAGTGACTTGGCATTATAATCTTTTAATATAAATACAAGTTAGATGATTTCTGATTATTTCTGTTGGAACTTTTCTATGTATGCATTTTGCCATTGAGATATAAATAATGGACTGTTCATGATATCTCGTCTAGACTGATCATAATTTACGTCGGATCTAAGAGTAATTGTACTATTAATCGTTTGGGTGGTACCTTTCTTTTCTTCTGTGGTAGGAGTTTCTGTTTTAGCTGGGGTTGTATTCATAGCGGTCGGAGAGGTTGCTTCGACTTTTCCAGATGGTTTCATATTTGTATCAAACTCTTTATTCATAGCCGCCATTATTACATTTACATCCATTTTTTCCCCAAACTTATCAACTAATCCCGCCGCCTCTATTGCGATTGCTGCGGGGTCAAATCCAATTGATTCTGTGAGCATGTTTCCTAATTTACCAGCCTGAATTCTCGCTGTTGCAGTAAGAAATGACACATCACGATTAATATTTTCGATAAGACTAACTTGTTGTAATGCAACATCTTCCATTGTCAAGTCTTTGAAAGCCTCTCTTTGGTCTAATAATAATTTAGCCTGTTCCTCGGTCATTGTATCTAATGCGATCTCAGTTTGTTTACCCATAGAATCTTGTAAACTCTTTGGAACTTCAATTACCATTCTTCCTTCTTTCATCTGAGATAGGTTTGTTAAAAACTCTCTATCTTCTTCATCAATAGTAAGACCCTGTGACATTAAATCCGAAGCGGCTTGTGTTCTTTCCATGGATGCAACTGCTGTTTGAGTTAAATCAGCCATCGACATACCAAGTTCATCAGCCATTGCTTTTGCTCTTCTAAGGTTTGCCCCAGTAATTTCAAATCTTCCTTGTTCATTATTATATGTTACCAATGATTTCGACGCTTCAAGTATTGCGTCTTGTAACCCCTCAACATTATTAGTTGCCATATACATTAATTTGATTGGGTCATTAAAATCGCCCATGGCACCACCAATTACTTGCATGTTTGATACGAATTCTAATGCACCTTCAGGTGACCATACTTTTTCTGCTAAAGTAGCTGCTGAATTCATATTAAATCTAAATTCAATGGATTTTTGAACCATTCTCGTTAATCCCTCGACACCATCCTTAAATCCATACTGATTTAACATATATAAATTATCATTAAGATCCTTAACGGTTCTCCTAGAATTTAAACCAATTTGTAATGCACTCAATCCCGCCTCGTTAGTTGCTTGGGTCATGTCATAGATACCCATCGAAACTCGTTCAAAATTTCCTGCCATGGCAGCATATTCTCCCATATCTGTAGCGAATTTACTAGCCAGCGCCATTTCTTCTATTGTTTCTCTACTAAGAAGTCTAAATTTCCCTGAATTTGCAACTAAATCGGATACTGCACTTGATAATACGTCGAAACTAATTCCTAATTTGATGGCTGCTGGATACGCCTCTGTAATCTCCTCTCTAAATCGTTTAGAAAGATCCCCCAACATACCAGTGTTTTCGTTGATCTCCATAAGGAGTTCATTCTGTTGTTGGAAATTTAATACGATACCCTCACCGATATTTTTAGCCATATCTTTAATGATTGTACCCATATTCTTGATTTTACCTTCATTATCAAGGAGGATACTAAGAACAGAATTCATATCTTGGAATTCATGTTCAGCCATTCCCACATTAGTTTTAAATTGTGTGGCTAATCCTTTTTGTACCCATCCACCGAGAGTTGTTGGCGAACCCATAGCAGTACTTCCCGCTTTATTACCTGAGTCTTCGTCTTTAGTAGGTGAATATTTACCGTCTGGATCAAGATTGGAATATATTGCATATTTGGTTGCTAAGGTGGGGCCAGACGCTCTGGGATGGTCTCTAATATATTCCATCTCAAAATCCGCCACGCTCCTATTAGCCGCTCGTACATATTCCTTTTCTCTTGCAGTCATATTCTATAAATACATTATTTTGAATTTTCCAATTCGTGAATGTATTCAATAAAATATCTTCGAATATAGATTGGCATGGAAATAATATCGGAATAAGAAAATCCTCTTCTAACTAAAAATAAAATCTCATCTAGTTGACCTTTACGATATTCCGTAGAAAGGGCGAAAAAATTCCACCCCAAATCCAACAGTAGCGTGGACAATTTCCTTTGTGGGGGTTTCAATAGTTTGGGTTAAATCCAAACCGGGTTTGTTTTTCTCAACGAATTTTTGAAAATCTTGAGAATCTTTTAATGGCATTTTATCGTTAATGAATCCAAAAATCTGCATTGGGTCTCGATTTCCGTCTACGGATTTAATCATCATTTCAAGTCTTTTTGTTTTAAGTGGGGCAATACCCTCACCCTTCCATGTATCCGATAAATTCTCAAGTTCATCCTCTTGTTTTTGTGTTAAGAACTTAAATGTAATTGGTATTTTGGTTTTTTCTAAAAAATATGTAAATTCCCCATTTGAGTCTTCTTCCAAATCGAAGTCTTTAATTTTTATAGTTCCTAAATCAATAACCGTTTGAAAGGTTACTTTTGTTGTAGGATCCGTGACCGTCATATTATATTCTGACCCGAAAGCGGTGTTTCGTAAAAATATTAATATCGCTTCACGGTCTTCTTGGACAATATCTTCAACAGATAAATCCCTGTCAAGAACTTTTCGCCTTAATAATTCAACAATCACCTGACTTTGTGCTAATAGGTTGGGTGAGGACAGTATATTCTCGTCTGCTGCGGTCAAATAAGCCACTCTGACGGACTTTTTCTTACTTGGGTAATGAATACCCCTACTTGGTAGTTCGACCACGTCATATGCAATCGTTGGGTCGATTCTTGATTCTTCCATATTCTTATCTTTACTTAATAATTATTTGAAACCAAATTTTCGACACTAAACCTCATTTACTGTCAATTGTTTGGTTTCCGGGCATAAAAAATTCCCACATACATAATATATGGGAATTTCTTCACATTATCAATAGATAGTGAATATATATTTTAGTAAACCTGTATGCAACGATCCATTCTAAGAGAAGCGTCAATTGTCGCTAAATCATCTCTTGAATAATCTAAATCACCAAAGTTAAGATCAGTTAAGAACGTACCTTGGAGAATCCATTTTTCAACAACCACACCAGTTGGGTCTAACATTTCTAATTCAACGTCTTTTTTGTATCCCGCAGCGTATCCCATTCTACCTGTAACAGACTCCGCGTGTAAGCGGAACCATTCCATGAGTGCCTGTGAAGCAGAAGGACCGATTGGATCTTTAAAAGTAACTTTTAATTCATTCCAAACAAATCTACCTGCCACATATGTTGAGGTGTTAAGGAATGGAATTTCTGTTGGATTAATTTTTGCACTTGGTCTTGCGGCTGAAGTCACATACCATTCATTTATTCCGAGACTCGAAGGGAATCTGAGAATAAATCGGTTTTTTCGTTTCGGTTCGTAAGGAACCGGCATCTTCATTAATAGATCTGCCATTTTATATCTGTATTACGTTTATTGTTTATTACTATAAATATATTAAATCTTGAAAATATCACCATATTTTACAATGTCAGTTTTTTTTCGTATTTTTCAGACAAAGGATCCTAATAATATTACTATAAATACTTCAACATGCGTAATATATAGTGGACCAAATTAAAATTCCAAAATTTCTTCACTTTTTTTTCGTAACCCTTGTTTTTGTCAAAAAATTTCCGTATATTTTTGGTCCTAATCCAATCCAGAATATATCGGTCCTATTTCCAGTATTGGACCATTTATATAAAAATACTAGATAAAAGCACTTCTATAAAAAATACTAGAAGAAAGGCACCAGTATAATACTAGTTTGGGTGAAATGAAAAAAGGGTGAGAATTAAATTCCACCCTTTTCTTTTATGTTCAAATCTAATTTTAAATATTCTCGAAAGATGCTCCTGTTGGAGTGATAATGAATTCAACATCGATATATTCTAAAGATCTGGTAGGTTTGATATAAATCTTACCTCTGAGAGTGTTTTGATCAATATCTTCAGGATCGTTTGAAACTGTCATTCTGAAGTCATATAATCCTCTTTCTTTCTTAATCGCCTCAAGGATTGGATTTACTAATCTTGTAAATTCATTCCTTACTTGTTCGTCATTTTGTTCAAATAACAACCTTACAGCGACAGCCGAAACAAGTTTTCTGGTTCTTAACAGTAATCTTCTCACATTAATTCTATCCAAAGCGGATTCTTTAATCTGAAGAGTTTTGTTACCCCAAATAATTGTACCTGTATCACTAAACGTTGCGATTGGGTTAATTCTCATTTTATAAAGATCATCCCTTTCATCAAGTGTTAGTTTCTTGAGAGCTTTAACCGCATTTACAAGTCCTCTTGAATAACCCGCAACTGCGAACCAAGGATAAGATACGTTGTCAGTCAATGCAATGTTCCTTACAACCTCACCTGTTGGCGGGATGTAAAGTTGTGTTGAATTATCGTTATCTCTAACCTGAATCCAAGGCCAGTATGTACATGAATAGTTAGTGTCTAACCCGATTGTGTCCATTGCGTCTACAACTTCATCAACAGTATCATAATTTGGTGATGCTATTACATAAAGTGAGTCGGCTCTATCCGATTCAGTCATATCAATTGCTTGTTCAACTAACGATGATTGATCGTACCAGTTAATACCTGGGGTTGCGAAAACATTAATATCAACCGCTTCAGGGTTAGCGTAAGTTTCAATACCTGCAAGGAATGAATAATAGTCAGAGTTTCCAACATTTGAATTAAATACTCCACCATTGTCGGTATTGTTATCAAGATAAATGGTCTTTCCATAGATATAACCATCACTAAATGTTCTTACGTCTCTATAAATGTCCCAACCGTCGAAACCACCACATACAGCGAAGGTAAACTTGCGATATGCTGTTGTTGCCAACATTCCTTTATTAGTTCCTTCCAAATCATATGGTGTCGTATCGAACATGAACCCCGTTATCGTTCCGCCAGTGATTGATGCTGCGTTAACTGATAAGTGGAAACCTGTTGATGCGGAACTTGGAGAAGTACCTTTATATTTAAATAAATCGGAATCAAATCCCATTTGAGATGAAAGTCCCAATGACACTCTTTTTACTTTGTCAGTTGATATATCATCAGGAACACCATTCGTATATGTTACAACATCACCAGCGGTGTAATATTGCGTTTTGTACATAGTATTACCTAACGAAGCTGAACCTACGGAATCGGCATAAAACCCTTTGAAACCGGCAGGAATTGCATCAGTTGGATGGTCTTCCATCATTGATAACATGATATATTTCGATTTCAACTCATACGTAGTATCAGAGGTACCGATTTTCAGTGCCACATAACCTGGTAATTCTGGGTTCATAGAACATCTTGAATATTTTTCGAGAACAACCATATTATCGTCAGTATCGTTATAATCACGAACAATCACATTAAACTCGGCGGTCTCAAGATCAATATCCTGAATTGTTACTTTAACCTCCTGGTTTGCTGAGTTACCGTCAGCGATTGTGATAATTCGGAATAAGTCAGCAACTCTTCCACCTCTTACTTCTGAAACAACCATTGGTGACATCGGCGTATCCCATTGTGTTAAGAAGTCGTCACCAACTTGGTGAGAAAGTGCAGTTGAACTTAAACCTCTAATTAATCCACGAGAAGCTAATGCTGAAACTAATTCTGGGTATGATTCAAATGTATAAAGTGGATAATCTCCATAAGCTTTATCATATACATCAACGCCTAAAACTTTTCTAACGAATTTTGTTGAAGAACTATCCATTGAACAGGTGAACGTTTTTTGTGTTCCACCTTGAATATCTACTGTAAGTATGAAATCACCCAATGGATCTGACTCGATGGTTGGAT